CATTATACAAAAAATTGACCAAATAATAATTCTTTCAATTTTTGTAAATTGTTTATCTGTATGCTCTTCCATTCTATCCATACGTATATCTATTTTATCAAATCTTTTTTGTATTTCTTCGTGCCTTTCATGAGAAACAACAACATGTGTTTCAAGTGATTGTGATTCAATAGTTGCTAAATCTTTTGGTATTTGCTGTGGTTTATTGTCCATTTTATAATGTCTCCGATTGTGTAAATTCTAAATTAATTGAGCCTGTGGTTGCAATCGTTCCACCATTTAACACTACTCCATCCATTGAATCAATTAGCTTTCCAATTGAATTTGATCCATCATTGAATACATCTGGATGTTCTACTGCAAATTTAAATACATATCCTGCGCCTGTTAACGTTGGTGCACCGTTGGCATTTAGATCTGAAACGTTTACTGGATCATTAGAAATAATTACCTGTGAAAACATTGCAATCATTTGTACTATTGAATCAAAATCTTTTTGCGTAGGATCTTGATAATTTCCAGTTTGTTGAATATCAATTTTTGTGTACATAATATAAAACTGCAAGTTACTACTAATGAATTCACCACCTCTTGCCGCTCCATTAATTCTAACTGCCATTATTTTTTACCTTTACTTGCTCTAAAATTTTTCATTTTATCAGCATAACTTGGACCTTTACCTCTGCCCATTTTATAACCAATATAAGCACCTGCTAACGCGGCTCCAACTGCCATTGCTTTTGATGGTTTAACTTTTTGTCCATCAACATAATCTCTTTCACGTGATAGTTTTTGTAATGTTGCCATTAAAGATGATTTAGGAGAATTTGTTCTAAAGTAATTGTATAAACTTGAAACTAAAGTTCTTTTTTCTCTTGTTGTTAAATTTTCCCAATCACCTGCTAAACGTTTCATAGAACGCAACTTGCTGTCACTTACAAATAACATTGATTGCAATTGCATCAGCATTCTTTTTTCTGCATCTGCATTTGCACCAGACGAAGCAATATGATTTAAAAATCCTTTTATCTGTGTCATGTTAGGACGCATTCTTTTTAAAAGTATTTCACTGTTTTTTTCATCTGCAAATTTTGTAATTGATCCTTTACCAAATAATGAATGTAACATTGCATACAAATCTGTTCCATTTGATCTAAAGTAATCAAAGTTACCATAACTCGCTGTTCTACTAGCATAGGTACTTGCTACTTTTGAATATTTAAATTCTCTATTGAATACTTGTAAAGCAATCATGTGTGCAAAGGCATTGTCTGCCATTTCACGTGCTGAGTAATTTGATAACCCGTGTCGTGATCTAAACATTCTTGCTTCTGTCATTAAATCATTTACAAAATCTAGTTCTATTGTTTCACTTTTCATAAAATTTTTCCTACTAAAATCTAATCTATCCACAACTTTTACTGCACTACCAATATGGTCAACTGCAACAAATCCTTCTGGGTCTCTTACTTTTAGTTCTCCATCTACTTCTTCAAAACTATCAATTGCTTTAATATTTGATAATTTCTTGTATAATATGTCTTTTATAGCACCTAATTTAAGCCACAGTGCATAAAAGTTCATCATATTACTCTTATTAGTATTTAAGTAATTTAGTCCAATTTGTAGTGCATTTAGACGTCGCTGTCCAGCTGGTCCTTCACGTCCTGTTTTTAATGAAGCTATTTTTTCTTCTGCCCTACGATTATAATCAGCAATGAACTGATTAAAGAACTGTTCTGGATCTTGTTGTATTGCATTTTGTTTGATATTGTTATTCATGTTAGCCGCAATATTTACTTTTAAATCATTGCCTGCATCTGAACCATCTAAAAATTCAAAAGCACGACCACTTGCATTTAAATGTTTTTGTGCATCAGCAATAGCATTTTCAACTGCTTCTGATTCCTGTGCAGTCATTGTTGCCATACCTGAAAAATCTTTTATGTATGCATCATCAAACCAAACATCTGGTGATTCATTTAAATCAGATAAATCAACCTTAAATGATGCTGTCATTTTATCTAAACTTTCTCCTTCATATGATGTATGGAATACAATACCAACTTTTGCATTTTGTATTTTTTTACCTAGTTCAGAGTCAGTTGGAACTGCGTATGTAATTGTGTTTGGCTTAAATGTTACGTAAGATTTATTTTCAAAGCCTCTTACTTTTAAATCACCTTGTGTAAACATCAAGTCACCTTGCAATACACCTTGTATATTTAATTTTGATAAATGCTGTAGTGTTGCATTAAGTTTATCACGTAATCCACTTTTATCACTATCACTTGTATCAGCATGATTAGTTGCAATGTCTTGTGTTGATTTGTTTAATTTTGGATTCTTATTAAACACACCTTTTGTGCCAATAAAAAATTTACCATCAGCAGGATCTTTACCACAAACAATTGCAGGAGAACCATCCCACTTTGTAGTGATATTAAATTTTTTAGGTGAATGACCTTTTACTATTGTTGATAAATTTTTTAAAAAACGTATGGCTTCTACAGCACCTTTTTTTCCTTTAAATAATGATAGATCTTCTAAGTGTGTTAGATGTGTGTTTACGTTTTCGTCAATTTTAAAATCTGTTAGTTTCATCGTTGCTGTTCACTTTTCTTATGCCACGTTCAAATTTTGCAGGATCTGAACTTTTAATGCTGTTGATTAATCGTCTAGATAATTCACCAGCAGTGTTTTCATCATAAGATTCATACAGCATATCAATCAAATTTAAAGCAGAGGAAATAACATGACTAGCACGTGACTCAATAAGCGCCTCTCTATTATTTTGAGGTACTGATTGCGAAATCTCTTCTAGTATTGATTTAGTGTTTCGTTTCATTTTAATCAACCTGTTACTTTCCTATATACGTTTATTTATACAAAATAAGAAGCCTATAAAACACGTATTACAAATCCTCTTCACTTGAATATTGATGTCGCTTACTTTTTAGTATACTACGCAGGTTTGCTACTTGCTCAACCTTTTCAGCCACTTGTGCACCTTGATTTTCAGGCTTTTTAGGCGTTATTACACTGGTTCTTTTCTTAATTGTGCTTGCCACATTGGCTGTTGTCATATTTTGATCTTCAGCTTGTTGCTCTTCTGTTAAATCTGTAATTCTTAAGGTATCTATATTAAATGCCAAGTTAATTTTAGTTCCTACACCACCACTTGATCTTGTCTTCATTAATTGTATCAAATATCTACCACGTTCACGCATAGCTCTACTAGTTTGAATACCAATTACATTATCTGCTGTTTGTATTTTACTTAATCCACCAGCAATATGCGAATGATCAAACTCAGTTTCTTCAACACTTGCCCTATTCAACTGCGATGCTGTTACCAACACTATTTGCTGTTCTACTGCTAAATTACGCAACTCTTCTGATACATATTTGTCTTTAATAAACAAATCACTTGGAGAAACTCTTTTTGATATTGGCATCAACAAGTCTAAATAATCAACACAAATACAGTCTGGCTTTGTACCTGTTTGTACTTCATATTCTTTTAGATAACTACGCAAATCATTTACAGTTGCACCACTGCTCATATACTTTAATTGAAACTTACCAGACTTTTGCCCTTGCATCCTAACCATTAAATCAATGTCATCAATCTTTTTAAATATTTCATTTGATGCTACTCCTGTTGACATACTGTCAACTCTCATAGAACTTAATTCTTCACTCAATTCAAAAGTAAAGTATATCACGTTCATGCCAACGTTTGCCCAGTTCAATGCAACATTTTGTAAGAATAAACTTTTACCTGCACCTGATTGTCCTGCAAATATATTCAATTCACCTTTGTTAAATCCGCCATACAATTTATGATCCAATGCTGACCATCCTGTGCTTACTGTACCATTATTATCTTTGAGTGATAACAATCTTGCTTTTGGATCAATAAAATAATCTGTACCTAAATCTTTTGTAAGTCCAATTCTTACTGCATGTTTAATTTTATCTTCTACTTGACCATAGTCACCTTTTTCTAATAAATCTGCTGATTGAATAATTGCAAGTTCTAATGCCTTGTGTCTACAAAAAGTTTCAAACTCATCAAAAAACCAATTTTTGTGTCTTTCATCTATATCGACTTTTTTAAGTTCAACACCACATGTTGCTTGTATTTGTTCTATAGTTGGAAGTGCATTGTATTCTTCAGAATGTTCTAACATAAATTTAGCCACATTGGCTAACTTACGTGAAAAATATTCCACTTTAACAATGTTTTTTACTCTAACAAATAGTTCTGGATCTGTAGCACAAAACTCTAAAAACAGTTTCTGTAGTTCTTCATTATAATCTTTTAAATCATTCATACTATTAACTATACATTATTAATTCTTATTTCGCAAGTATTTCCAGCTGTATGGAAATTTTTCTTTGCACAATTCATCTATTTTATCTGCTATTTTTGTTGTTTCTTCTTGTGTATCTTTGGCACATCTTAATTCACATACTCTTGCAAAAGCATATAAAGTTCCACTCCAATACCACTCTGTCATCATACTTTGTGGTAACACCATTCTAGCCATTTCTGGGGCTACACCTTGATTTAGTAATGTTTCATAAAAAAGTTTTAACTGAGACATCATATTATCATATTTGCTGTTGTCAACTGACACTTCTCCATCTGATCCTTGTTTAGAATCTAATGGTCTACCTCTCCAGGTATCTGGAGTGTAAAATTCTGGTTCATAGTCAACATAACGTCTACTAATTTCGTTCCAACTTAACCCTACTTGATGCTTTACTAACTGTCTAGCAACAAATATAGGTGCTTTGATTCTAAACTGCAAACTACAATGTGCAAATGGTGACCAATGATCATGGTCAGCTAGAAACTTAATTAATTTTTGATCACGCTCACTAATTGTTTGTTTATGTATGCCTAATTTTTTATCTTCTTCTTCCCAAACCAGTTCTGACTGTTTTGCATAAGAAACTCTTGCCGCATTTACTACTGTTAAATCTGTACCCATGCTATCAATGAGTTGTACTTCCATTATTTTACATCCAATACTTTTTGTAATTCACCATCTTGATACATTTCTTTTACAATGTCACACCCACCAATAAATTCTCCTTTAACATAAAGTTGAGGGATAGTAGGCCAGTCACTGTATACTTTAATGCCTTCTCTGAGATTTTGATCTGCTAATACATTTACGCTTTCAAACTCTACATTTAGCCCTTTTAATATGTTTGATACTGCCATTGAAAATCCACACTGAGGTGCATCAGGCGTACCTTTCATAAAAAGCACTACATTGTTGTTATCAATATTGTTTTGTATAAAACTTTTAGTTTCTTCATCCATGCAACTACTCCTTAATATGTTGATACAATTTTGTCTGCAATACCATATTTGACTGCTTCTTTGGCGCTTAACCAAACGTCTTCAGCTGGTAATAATATTTCTCTAATTTTCTTTTCACTTAAACCAGTACATTTTTTATAATGGTCCATCATACGTGCTGTGCTTAATTCAAATTCTTTTACTCTTGCAAACAATTCGTGTTCTTTACCTACACTGCCCCAACTGTATTGATGTGATAGTATTGACGTGTTTGGCGTAATGACCCTGCGACCTTTTGTACCACTCATAAATGTAAGCAATCCACATGATGCAATCATACCAAGTCCTACTGTTTTTACAGGTATGGCTGATCCTTTCATTGTGTCAATTAATGCAAATGCTGAATGTACTTGACCTCCAGGTGAATTAATTACTAGTGTTAGTTCTTTTGGTCTTGATGAATCAGGCAATAAATTTTTTTCAATTATTGCTTGTATCACTGGTTTGGTTGTGTTACTGTCAAATCCATCACTGAAATACATGATTCCAGCTTCCCACATCATCATACCAGGTTGTAATGGTTGCTGTGGCTTGTCAGGGCCTGATTTTTTCTTATTATCTTTATCTAAAGTTGCCATTGTTTCTCCTACGCAATTTTTCTTAATACTTCTATCTTTGTTTTATTATTTACCCTGCTGTCAATGATGCTTTTTACAGTGAACAATTGTCCATAATGTTTTACTGCATCAGCACAGTCTTTGATGTGATTCTGCCATGGAGGAAAACTAACTGCCCATCCATTTTCAACTGCTTGATCAATTAATGTTGATCCTGCTGTATCTCTATCTGGACATACAATTACTTCTCCATCAAATTCTTTTATCAACTTTTGAAGACTC